CCTTTTGTAGGGTTTGCCTATATTTTAATACTCTGGTTGCTATTTTTTTCAGACCTTCCGCACCGTGGTAAGCAGCGTAAAAACCTGCCATATTTGCGAGGAGTGCTTGAGCAGTGCATATATTGGACGTTGCTTTGTCTCGTCTTATGTGTTGTTCCCTTGTCTGTAATGCTAGTCGTAGTGCTTTATTACCTTGGGAGTCTAGAGACTGCCCTACAATTCGTCCGGGAATCTTTCTCTTATATTTTTCACTGATCGCAAAGAATGCTGCATGAGGCCCACCATATCCCATCGGTATACCAAACCTTTGCATACTACCAACTGCAATATCAAAACCCATATCTCCTACAGGTTTCATCAGAACCTGACATAGAGGATCTACAATTGCGATCTTCATACACTTATAAACATCTGCAACACGAAGAAGTCCATTCGGATCACTGAGTCTACCTTTATTGTTTGGTAACTGAACTACTAATCCAAAAGCATTATCAAAATCTTCCAATGCTGTTGTTGCATATAAATCAATTAATTTAATTTCAATTCCTAATGGTCTTGCTCTTGTTTGTAATACTTTTAATGTTTGAGGAAATACTTGACTATCAACTAAAAATACATTTTTGTTTTTAGAATTATTATAACTTAATATCATTGCTTCTGCTGCTGCAGTTCCTTCATCTAACAATGATGCATTTGCAACTGGTAGTCCAGTGAGTTCTGTAATCAGTGTTTGATAATTAAATAGTGCTTCTAATCTACCTTGTGATATTTCTGCCTGATATGGTGTGTAAGATGTATACCATGCAGGATTTTCAAATACATTTCTTTGTATAACTGGTGGTGTAATCGTACTATAATATCCTTGTCCTATTAAACTTCTTTTAACTCTATTCTGACTTGCTATTTCTTTTAATTCAGTAAGTGCCTCTTGTTCACTACACCCATCAGGTAGTTTATAATCTCCTCTTAATAATATCGAATCTGGAACTATTTGTCTAACAAGTTCATCTAACGAAGAAAGACCCAAATCCTCTAGCATTTGAGTCTGTTCTATTTCGGTAATGCCGATATGTCTTTGAATGAATTCTGTCATTAAATACCTTGATCTTTTTGACTTTTGAAGAAATCTGATAATGTAGATTGTAATTGACCCTCATTTTCTTTTGGATCTAATTTATTATATCCTTTAATTTTTTTCCAGTCATTATACATTGCCTGTAAGAACCAACTTGAAGCAAGACTATCTGCTCCTGATTCTAATAATTGAACTTGTCTTGAAGATAGTTGACGAGATTTGATGTCAATATATTCTGATCTCCAGTTAGAGTCATCGTAAAGTGGTGTTGCCATTATCCGTATGTAAAAGTTTTTCCTTTGATTTGTGATTGACCTTCTGGGTTTTTACCCTGTGGTTTAAATTTACCTAATTTAATGTTTTTTGATTTACCAAGTCCACCTTTTCTTGTTGCTGATAGTGTACCAGTTTTTTTCGTTTGTGTCAACACAGAGTCCTGTCCATACTTTTTACCAAGTGCCTTTACAGTTTTCTTAAACTTTCTCTTACCCATCTTACCTGATGAGACAACATGACTTCTCTCTTTAACTTTTTTCTCTTCACCAGTCTTCTTATCTTTCTCCATATATGAACCAGTTACTTTCGTAGCACCACCTAGACCTTTACCACGAATATCTTTATCTAATTGCTTTGCTCTTGCACTATTTTCCTTTGCAGACTTACCTGCTCTGGATGCAGACAATGCGGCCATTCCACCTTTATCAGACTTACTTTTTATTCGAGCAAGACTACTCTCGTGTATAAACTCCTTAAATGTCTTCATTCCTTGTGACAATTTTTAAGTATTTATTATCTGATGATTTGTATGTCATCATCCTCTGTCCAGAGTTCAACTTTATCTCTAAACCTACCTTCTGCCTTTAACTTATCATATCTTTTAGATGCCTTCTTCTTCCACCATGCCATTATATTCTCAAGATAAAACTTATCCCAGTTCTGACCATGAATTAATTTATCTTGCTCACCGGATATAACTTCACGAACATTTCCATATCCATAATCAGATATATAAAATCTCTTCTTTTCAGTAAGATTAAATGCCATATCAATTACACTATTAAACTCATTTAACTTTTCAGTATTCTGAAGACTGTTTTTAATAATTGATATCATTCTTCTTTGCCTCTTTAACTTTTTAGAAGATGCTTTATTCTCAGTTAATGGTTCATTATTATTCCACTCTGTGAACTTATCATGTAAATTATGAAATGCCTCTTTGTATAGAACTGGAATAAATTTACTATCAGTCAGACCTTTAAATCTCATAAAAGGTTTAAGTCCATCATACTGTGATGCTGCACTGCTAGATCCATATAAAGAAGTAGTTTCAAATAATGCAATATCTTTTTCAAAGATATCATTTAGTTTTTCTCGAATATGATGCGATACACATATCAATGCTAGAAGTTTACCACCAAGATAATTATATCCAAATGGTTGAGATGGAACAATTGCAAATCCCATTACAGCATGACGATTAAATATTTTTAGATCAGGTGCTTTACCTAACCATTCGTTTCTAGGTTTTGAATTTATTAAAGGTGATTGTAGACGAATAAATCCAACTATCTTATTTGTATTTCTTTCATACACCATAAGTCGTAATTCACGACCGGGAATATTATCTTCATTATTATGAGATGATACAGACTTAAGAAGATTTCGATAGTAATCTTGTGGTATGCCATTCTGAAAACGATCACCAACAAGACGGATATCAAACTCCATATCATTTGGATGAATATCCTGATTTAGAAAATAATCTTTTGGATCATCTAAAAGATTTGATTTGACTATAACAGATTTTTTTACATGACGAAGATACTCTTCAAGATTTGTGAAGTTCTTAAAGTAATCAATGAATTGATCTGCTGCCCATGCTGCCTTATCTTCATCAATCTGTTTAATCGTCATGGTCATCCCAAGGGTCTGTCAAATCATCATTAGCAAAGAATCCTCTATAGATTCCATAACCTGTGAGTAATACCATCATTATAGCAATAGAAATGACAGTTGTATACTCCGGTGAATATGTAGCGTGTGGTATCATATTCCCAAATATTCCTCAAGAACTTCATGCATGAGTTCTTTTAATTCTTTCTTGAGTGCATCAGATAAGAGATTAGTTTTATTCACCACCATAGGTGGTATGGCATCACGTTGTTCTTGAAGTGATTTACCGCCACTCTTCTCAGATCCGAATGACATTCCTTGAGTATCAATCTTCATAATTTTCTATTGTTTCCCAAATGATATAATCATCAGGATTAACCATTGGCATATATCCTCCAGTACCTCTTCTTGGCATAGTAATAATATCAATAGTTTCTTCAAACCATCTATTCATTGATTTTGCCATCTGACGATATCCAGTACCGACATAGACTTGACCTGCAACAACTGCGACAGTTGCGATACCCCAGAATAAGTAATAACTTGATGATTTCAGTTGTGCTTTTCTTTTTGCGAATGTTGATTTAGTCATTTTGATCTTCACGCGGATAATAAACCTCAACATATGATTTACATCGAGGACATGATAAGTTTGTCACTATACTATAATACATATCCTCATCATCGTCAAGGTCATGATCCCCACCCCAGATAAGTTCAGTATTGCAATGCCAACAGTTCATAATATTAATTTTTTAGTTGGTTTTGATATCTTACCAAACATTGAATTATATTGTTCGATAATCTCATCTTGAGGATTTGCCATGTACACAACATACTTTTTAGTCACTTCAAGTTTATCTTTTTGAAGTAAAGGAGACCAAGGAGCAAATGCAATTTGTCCTTGTTTTTGTGACGGTACTGCCACAATCGGATCAGTGATTGTTATTGAATCAGTGTCCTCTTTTGTAATGTCAGCGATTACATCTTCGCCAGACCACATACGAATTAATTTTACAGTCATTTGAATTCACACTCCACCATAATTTCGGTTAAACAAGCAAGTAGGTTAATTTCTTGATCTGCCACAAATGCTACTTGGTATTGGTATTTAGCCAGAACAAGAACAGCAGCAGGAATAGAACTAACGACCAAGGTTTCATACAAACTATCGTAAATACGACGGAACAACAAAGTAGTATCATTATCCAAGTTGGTATTAACCCACTTACGGACTTCAGAAAAGTTTTTTTCTTTGAGACTCTTGGTAAGTTCATTGATTGAAACATCAGAAAAGGACGCTAGGATGCCGGAATCTATTTCACCTCCGACTGAGTATCTTTGACACTCGTTGAGGACTCTCCTCCAATCAGGAAAGTGTTTACTGATTAACTCAGCAACAACTTTCTTATCACTCTTCACATTCTCTTTGTCGAGAATATGATTTATTCTAGCAAAGAATTGTGCTGCTATTGTTGGTTTGTCTCTTTTATTAACTGAGAAGTCAACAACAGAACACCTAGAATGTAGAGGTTCGATAATTTTGTTTTTGTAGTTACAGGTAAAGATAAATCTACAGTTCCTAGAGAATTCCTCAATAGACGCTCTGAGAAGGAGTTGTACATCGGAAGTGGTATTGTCCGCTTCGTCAATGATGATGACTTTATGTTTCGAGTCACTCGTAAGAGAGACGGTAGATGCGAAGTTCTTTGCGTTGTTCCGAACAGTGTCGAGAAAACGTCCTTCATCCGATCCATTAATAACATAGTAATCTGCTCCAAGTTGATTGCATAATGCTTTTGCAACTGTTGTTTTACCAATCCCCGGTGGGCCTGATAATAACATATTTGGTATCTCACCTGCATTTAAGAAATCTTGAAATGTTTTCTTAATACCATCAGGGAGAATACACTCATCAATTGTTTTGGGTCTGTATTTTTCAACCCATATAAAGTCACTCATAACCAAGCAGGTTTACGATCTGGTTTCCTAAGATAATTATCGCACACCCAAGGTTTAGATGCAATGTATCTTTTATACTTGGTTAGAATATCAATACTTGAATCATGCTTGAACTGATCAGGGCCAGCAAAAGCAAATGGTGTTGCTTCCTTGTGGCATAGTAATGTCTTACCAGTTCTTTTCTCAAATACTTCTTCTGCTGCATTCATTGCAGTTTGGCATGAATGGACTTTACCATATCTGGTTTCGTACTCATTCAACAATGCAAATCCATGCTGAATCAACCATGCAGTATTGGCAAGACTTTCTGCTGCCCATATTGTACATGGATGTCCACGGAAAGCACCCTTCTCAGTGTTGTAAGGAGTGCCATCTTTCTTAGGTAGTAAATCATTACCCCAGTTGTAATACCACTTAGAAAAGACTACTGCCAACATTTGGCATGTCTCCAATGGCATCTTGACCACATGTTTATCAGGTAACACTTGTGCTGATAAGTCTGGGTCGGGATCAGTAACAAAAATATTCATGTCCCTATTATATCACATGATTTATTTTTTGCCAATATTCTTCATCTCTTCTACATATTCTGCTCTACGATCTCTAGTAAATTCTTTTTTCTCATAATCAAAGTAAGGATGTGGTTGTGCAGGTTCCCAAGGATTCTTTGATTTATTTTTGAGAACAATAAATCTATCTTTTGCAAAAGTACCTGCAATCTGCACTTCAATATCATCACCATCTTTCCAGTTTATTTCACCCTTTAGATTAGTGTGAAGCATTGCCTCTTGTATCTGATCAATAATTTCTTGTGTGAGTTTCATTCTTCTATTTCAAAGTGCCATTTAATATGTTTTATATAATCAAAAGTACAACCAATATCTTTATCGCATTGAGTATCATATTTTCTATCACAAAGGAATCTTCTTAGTTCTTCTATATTAGCAAAAGAACCTTGAGATTCAAAATCTTCGTTATATAGAATGTACTTCATTTCTTTTTAAACACTCCTAGTTTTGTTAAGAGGTAAAGTGCTAATGCTGTCCAGAAAACAACTTCTAATCCGATGTTATTCATTATGTAGATAACTGAATGATTTTAGAAATATCAATCACTGCAAAGAAAGATGATACAAAAGCAATATCATATGCTTTACAATTAATTGAAAAAGGTAATACTAGTAGATTACCAAAAAGTCTAGCAGTACATCCAGACTTTATATCAACGTATAGAACTAGAAAATATCCTATAATTAAAAGGACACTTCCTACCAACCGACATCTATTTATTGCTGTCATTCAAATGTAGAGTCGGGTTCTAATGCGATATAGTAAGTTAGATTTAATTTACTATTCGTAAACTTAGATAGTAACTTAGATGATACAATTACATCGTATGAACCGGGAATAATTCTGATGTTTTCTACTTTAAAGTTAAAAGTAAAACTCTTATCAG